GGTTAACGTTTTGGGCGAATGGGGAAAGACGGTTTTTGGTGGGGAATTTCTAAAGCAATGGAAAAGCGAAGTGCATACCGGATTTTATCCATATAATCCTAATTTAGCTATTTATCTTGAATTTGATGAAAATGTAAATCCCTATTTTCCGTGTGGAATATTTCAGGTTGGAGAAAACCAAAAGGATATATTTATGATTCATATAATTACTAAAAAGAATCCCGAAAATACAGTATCGGCAATGTGCAGGGAGATAACGAGAAAATTACATGAATGGGGGCATAAGGGAATTGTTTTTATCGGTGGTGATTCCACTTCGGATAAAGAAGATGTAAAACAGGAAAAAGGACATGACCTTTTCAGATTGATTATGAATGAACTTTCAGAGTTTAAACCGAGGCGGGCCGTAGCTAAATCGAATCCATCAGTTTTAACGTCGAAAGAGTTTTTTAATTCTATTTTGGAAAATGAAATCCAAGGGCTGAAATTTCGAGTTGATTTAAAATGCCGTGCAGCTATTTTAGATTATGAGAACACAAAAGAAGATAAAAATGGGAAAGTTGATAAAAGAACCATAAATGATCCTAAAACAAAAGTACCATATCAGCCTTGGGGGCACATAGTTGATCTTACAAGATATTTTCTTTGCCATACATTTGTAGATGAATATTTAAAGTTCCAAAGAGGTGGAAGAGTATTAGTTCCGATTGTTGGTAAAAATATTTCACGAAATAGTTATACTTGATTTGTTTTTTATTTGAAATTTGTTATACCTTTGTAAAAAAAACTGAATAATGGATAGTTTTATTTTTTATGGCGATTACGCTAAGCAAATCCAAGCCGATAATTTATTACAAGTCATTGGAAATGATTTAACAATATTAGACAGCATCCAATTAGCAGCCGTTGAGGAGTGCGTTTCTTATCTTAAACAGAAATACGATATCGCCCAAGCATTCCAAGCAATTACGCAGCACGACACAACAAAAGCATATAAAGCAGGACAAACTATATATTTAGACGCTCCGGCTTATGATGCTACCAAAACCTACGCTTTAGGTATTTTAGTTTCGCAGGATGGTAAGATATATAAATGTACAACAGCTATAACCGTACATGAGACCTTTACGATAGCGCATTGGACGTTTGTAGGAAATCAGAACGCTATTTATTATGCTAAATATTCCGAAACTCCATTTAATTATAAAACCATATATGCTGTTGGTAATAAGGTGTTTTGGAAAGACAAAGTTTATACCTGCCGGATAACAACTCAGATTTTAGATCATGAAGCTCAACTGCAAATCGGAATTGCTGGAATATCTAAAATTGCAAACATATTTCCTGATGACCCGATAAAAGGCGTTCAGTACTGGGGGGTTGGTGTTGCTTATTCTGTACCTACTGCAACTGAAATAACAAATACAAATTTTTGGATTTTGGGCGACAATCGAGACCAAAAACTTTTACAGATATGTATTGATATTGCATTATATCATGCACATTGCAGAATTAGCCCCCGGAACATACCAGAATTACGGATAATTCGTTATATCGGACATGGAGAGGACAGGGAAACAAGAGGGCAAAGAATATTGTACCCGACATACTGCGCCTTGGGATGGCTCCAATCAGCGGCAATCGGAAATGATGTAACGCCCGAACTTCCATTATTACAACCGGCTCAAGGTGGTAGAATAAGATTTGGCGGCAATCAGAAAAACACAAATAATTATTAGCTATGAGAATATATTTTTATGTTAACTCGGATATTTGGTTTGAAGGTAACAAAGATCAATTTTTAAAATGGGTAAAATTAGACGCAACACCAAAGGCTGGCGATACGGTTCAATTTGATTGGGGTAATGGCAGCAAAAGTGAAGTATTTAAGATAATTGAAGTTGTGGAGGCGATAACCGGAACTATTTCTGTTTATGCACAAATAAAATTTGAATAATGGCTAACAATATAAATCAATTTCTTTCCGCTATAAATCCTTTTGGTAAAAAAGCAGATCCCGAAGTTGTTAAAAAGGATTTATCGAGATATATCGCTCCCGTACAGCTCCAAAGAATTAGGCAGGATATTCAAACATGGCGGGAGGTGCTTGGCGAAACAGAGAACGTATGGTTTCCTCATCGAGTAAAGGCTCAACGGCTTTACATTGATACGATAAATAATCCACATGTATTTTCATGTGTGGATAGACGTAGGGATTTGACTTTATTACGTAAATGTGAGTTTGTTGATAAATCCGGCAAAGTAGATCAAAAAACAACAGACTTATTTATTGATACCGTAAAAGGGCAATCGCAGAATAAAGATTGGTTTAACAAGTTCCTTAATTTTACATTTGATAGTATATATTTTGGTTATTCGCTTATTTCACTTGGTGATATTATTGATGGTGGATTTCCAAATATTGACTTAATAAAAAGGTGGAATGTTTCACCCGACCGATTGAATGTAACCAACTTCACTTATTCTATTTCAGGAGCCTTGTTTTTGGAAGAACCATATAAAGATTGGCATGTTTACGTAAAAACATATAACGACATTGGGACTTCTAAATCTGGCTATGGATTGCTTTATAAAGTTGCATTACCCGAAATATTTTTAAGAAATATATTTGGATATAATGCTGATTTTGTGGAGCTTTATTCGCAACCTTACCGATTAGGAAAAACGACCAAAAAGCCCGGCGATGATGGTTACAACGACCTTGCGGCAGCTATGCAGCAAATGGGATCGAACGGATGGGCGCTAATTGACCCTGAAGATGAGATTGTATTTTTAGAAACCGCACTTGGCGGCACTGGCTGGCAAGGGTATGATAATTTTGAACAGCGTTTGGAAAAAAAGATCAGTAAAGTGATTTTAGGACACGCCGACGCTATGGATAGCGTCCCGGGTAAATTAGGCAATTCGGGTGAAAAAAGTCCAGCAGAGCGAGCAATGGAAGACAAGCAGACAAAAGACGGGTCATTTATTGCAAACGTTGTTAATAATGGTCTTATGGTAAATATGAGAAATTTAGGTTTTGATATTCCTATTGAAACTAAATTTATATTTAAAAACGACGCCGAAATAATGGAAACAAATAATTCTGTTATTAATCAGGCTGTTGAAATGTATAAAGGTGGCTTGACGATGGATAGTGAATATTTTACAAAACAAACTGGCATTCCGGTTGCGGAGCCCATCGCTCCGGTTATTCCTAAATCTCCATTATCTGATTCGATAAAAAATAAACTGGACAGAATTTACAATAAAGAAAATCATAAACATTAAGACTATGAATGAAGTAATTAATAATCTTACCGATGCTGCCATTATTCAATTTTCAAAACCGTTAACGCCCAAATCTGACATTTTAGATTTTCTTGAAATACAGTCAAGGATACGAAAGGTAGTTTCGGATGCTTTTAATGCTGGATATAAACAGCGTGTAATAGAATTAAAATCGGAATTAAAATATGTGTCAAGAAGTTAATAAACATGAGCACCCAAAGCGATTTTGATAAAATACAGCACCAGCTTTTAACTAATCCGGTGGCTTTAAAAAACGCTAAGGAAAGGTTTGAAAAATCCTTCGGTGTTAATTCAAATGTCAGGACAAAAAAGCAGTGGCAAAATTTGGTTAGGGTTTACGGTATAGCTCTTGTTTGTGAAAAAGAAGGACTGACGGAATCCGAGGTGAAATTAAGATGTAAGGAATCGTTCCAAAAAAGAGTTTTAAGGGTTTTGAAGTAATGTCCGAAAAATTTAAATACAGCGACGAAAAAATAAAAAGTCTTTTGGATGGAATATATTCAGGCGAAATAACCGAATATAACATACCAGAAGACCTGTATTTTTCCATTGCTGATTATTTAAAATCGGGCGTTTATCAGGGTTTTGGAGGTGATTTAACTAAGTTCAGCGGTAAAGATTTGGAATTATTAACCGAACTTAGGGAAAATACATATATGTTTTCAGCGGCTAAGTCTTATCAGGAATTAAAGGAAATTGGGTCTTTAATGTTCAATAAGGATGGCTCTTTGAGAAATCAGCGTGAATTTACCCAGTTAGGTGAACGAACATTTGAAAAGTGGAATGAAGCTTGGGGATTAACGGAACGTCAAACCGCCATCGGGCAGGCTCAAATGGCTTCAAAATGGAACGAGATTGAAAAGAATAAAGACTTATTGCCTATTTTAGTTTTTAGCACAGCAGGAAAAGGTTGTGAAGAGTGTGCCCCGTATGATAATTTTTCGGCTAAGGTAGAAGATCCGATTTGGAGTTGGCTTTCGCCATTATTGCATTTTAATTGTGAATGTATATTAATGCAGGAGGAAGGAGATTATCCTGTTACCGATAAGGACGAATATGATAAAATTGCATCTTTA